AATTATGGATTATTTCGGTTTTAAAGAAGCAGCAGCAGATATAAAAGAGTTTTTAGCCACATTTAACTTAGGTGATTTTGTAATAGAAGCCATTCATCTTGTAATAGCTGATATAAAATTTGCTTTTACTTGGCTTAAGGAGAAAGCGAGTAATATTCTCACCACTATAACTACATGGTGGAACAGCTGGACTATATCTGATGTTATAATTACAGCATTTAATGATTTTAAAACTAAAGTTGGCGGATTATTAGCACCGGTGATCGAATGGTGGGATAGCTGGACATTAGTCGATATAATATCGACTGCGTTTGAAAACTTTAAAACAAATGTTGGCAATATATTAGCACCTGTGATCGAATGGTGGAATAGCTGGAGTATAACAGGTGCGATAACAACAGCATTTGAAGATTTTAAACAAAAAATACTTGCTTACTTCGGGCCTGAATTTGTTGCAAAAATAGGAGAGATTGCTAACTTTGATCTTGCCGGTTATATTAGCAAAAAGATAGGTGAAGCTATAGATACAGTTAAAAACATGTTTGCTAATCTCGGATCTATAGTCAATGATTATGCCTATGATCTGTGGGAATCTACTGTTGGTGAATTTTTGCCGAATCCTCTTACTAAATCATCAAGTGTACCTGACAGTGAAAGCGAGACGGGTATGGCTGCAGGAAGAGGGGCTAAACGTTCAGTTCTGGCTGCTGTTAAAAATGTGACAAATAGCAGGCCTTCTTCAATATCTCCTAGAGTAGATACAGAACCGACTTTTAATAATCAAGAACAACCTACATTTACAGGTTCTGCTAGCGCTAATTTTGGCAACAGTATGGCGGATCTAATGCCGATAGAAAATCCGACTGCTCCTGCGTTCTTAAAGAGAGCTAATGATATTGCTGTATCGGATTCAGCTCCTGCTGCACCTATCATAATAGACAACTCTACAAAGAACAATGTAACAAATAGCAGGCCTTCTTCGATATCTCCTAGAGTGAGTTCGGGGGCGCCAAGTACCGCCCCCGTTATGTCTCACATAGATAGATTTTTGTATCCGTTTATCGGAGCGTATCCGTAAGGATCACTCAGATGCAAGTTTCTTAAAGAAACTAAGATCTTCATCATCGTCATCCCATGGAGCAGCAGCCTTAGGAGCTTCCTTCATAGGTGCTGACTTCTGAGGAATCTGGAAAGCATCTTCCTCTTCATGATGTGCAGCTGCTGGAGCAGATGCAGAAGATCCCAATGCCTTCTCGAGCTTTGCCTTGAGATCAGCATACGACTTGAAGTGCTTAATATCGACAAGCTCTGTCAAGGAATGCTCACCCTTCCAGATCGTCTCCATAGCAGCATCATCCTCAAGCAGGACAGATGGCTTATCAAACTCTGACTTATCATAGTTACGATAACCTTCTACCTGACGGATCTTCAACTTGAAGTTAGCACCTTCCCAGAAATCAAATGGGTTGATCTTCACATCATCAGCGAACTGAGGATGCATCGCTTCGTTCAACTTGTCGAAGATCTTCTTGCCGTACTTGAACAAGAATACCTTTCCATCATTCTCAGGACGAGTAGGATCCTTGATGACCATGATGTTTGAGTAATAGCTAAGACGACGCTTCTGTGCCCGGACGATTGCCTTATTCGCTTCGATCCCAGAATTCCAGAGCTTCGTGTTGTACTCAGATACAGGATCTGCCTGACCTAGCGTAGTCAAGCTCCGCTCGATATACCAACCACCAGCACCCTGAAACCCATGGTCCCAAATGCGAACGAAAGGCACATCTTCTCCGACTGGCGCGGGAAGAAAACGGATGACCGCATAACCATTCCCTGCCTTATCGACGTCTGGTTTCCAAAACCTTTCGTCGTCTTGACGATTGCCTTCCTGAAACGTATTCTGGCTCAGTTTGTTGAGTTCTGCAGTGAGCTTGTCAAAGTTTGACTTGCGATTCTGCTTCATTGCTTCAAAGTTAATTACAGTCATTTATATTCTCCGTTGTATGACGATGTATGATTTGTTACGATTTATGATATATCAAGAAAAACGCTTTCTCAATATATCACAGTATTTATCCTTTTCATATTCAATGAAAGGTCTAAATTTCTTGCAGTTCATGGCGATCTTTGGCCATAGGACTGGATCAGTTATCTTCTTATTCCAAGAGCTAAAGAAGCGAACACAATCATTGATAATGATGAATGTCTCTTTAGATATCTTCTTGCGATTAAGGAGTTTAAGTAGATGAGGGTAATCACCTTTTTCTACTTTGAAGTTATCATCGAAATCTTCTAATAGATTATCGATATCATTATTAAAGATATAAGTCAGTGACTGCTTACGTTTTAGATAATCATTATACACGTATTCTTTGTCAGTGTCAAACATATCTCCGACCCATAGCTTGCTATTTTCAGAGAAGTTTGCGACAAGGAACGTCAAAGGATCTTCATGCTTTGACAGCTTATAGAACATGTACTTGTCTTTGCGTGTCTCGAACGTATGTTCAGATGCGTTGACTTTGCCGTGATATTTGAAGTAATCATATGACTCAGTCGTGAAATGATTCTTGATAGCGGTATATAATTTGTATGCTTCAAATGGTGTCATATCGGCAGTCGTGCTGTCTTTCTCATCAGATTAAGTTCTTCAGCCTCATATTGGATCTTTGATTTCAATAGGGTGCTTTGCTTGATCATCGAAGCCGCAGTTTCTACTTCGATATTGTGTGTCTCGCAATAATAGATGACAGCATCAAAGAATCCGATATTTTTATCTGATACTAGCTGTGTTATCTCTTTCACAAAATCTGATGATGACTTGATGTTATTTAACTGCATTGAGTTCCTCTAATCTATTACTTATTGTCAACGAAACTCTTGAGATCTTCTGCTAATAGCAAGATGTCAGATTTAGTTGGATATCCCAGTCGTGAGATCACAGTTTCACGCTCTGCCTGATCGAAGATTTCACGAGCTCGTTCTAGATCAGCGTAATACTGACCTGTAAGATGGCTCTGTGCAAAATTCAATAGATCCTGGCGGATCTCGTATGGTGTCTTGGTCATGTTATAGTCTCCTGTTGTGTGTTGATTGTGTATGAGAATATTTTGTTGAGTTATTCTCTTAACTCACTTGGCAATCTTTTCGTATTCGTTATTGATCTCTTCTTGTAGATACCACATGGCTTTATGCAGGTCTTCGATCCTCTTAGAAGGATCCTTCTTTCCTGCACGAGCAATATATTTAATCGTATTTCCTAACGAGAATCCCAATTCCCAAGCCCTTATCACTTTGATTGCTTCATAAGGATTTTCCTTGCCGCCGTAGTGTTCAGGATGATTGACAGTCTCTTTCTTATTGGCAATCTTCGAGAACAAACTAACATTAGGTTCGGGTTGTTCTTTATTTTCTTCGTTAGGAGGGTTCCTATTCAATGTAAATGCCATCATTTCCTCAAAAAGTTTATATAACCCATATATCATATTCACTCCAAATATTAAGTGAGCCCGTTGTTTGATAGGGTGGAGCTCATACCCCAGACTCAATTCTTAAGCAGCAATTTTCATTGCGGAATAAGGAACGTTGTCATTAGATGCAGTTCTTGCATTTAGTTTTTTTGCTTCTGTCTCGATCTTATCTTTACTACACCAGTCGATCCTATTTCGCCCCCATCAAAAAGAAGCTATGTGCATCTTAGTCTGTTTAATTAGCTTTGAATACCTAACAAATAATGCATTGTTATTCAACCTAATTACAAAACCAACGTGGTTTGAAGACAATGGATAAAAATTTATCCCATTTTTTATCTTTTGACCTTCGTCTCTCACATATATCATATATAACTTCTTTTTGGTGGAGGCGCCGGGTACTGCCCCCGGGTCCTCAGTGTCTATTCCATTAGATGTCAACGACACCAGCATAGTATTTATAATAGTTTATTATATGTTATATGTCAACCTATATTTTTCACGTACTTCTAATAATTGCGTGACATAATAGTTTCTTCTATCTTCGAATACTTGAACTTCATCATCGTCTACTG